CCGTTCACAGTTTTAACGTTGTTAACAGCAACACTGGTGGCGTCGTTGACGTAACCGATGGGCTTGTTATCACAGCTACTGACACAGACTAGAGCATATGACGCTTACAAAAGTTAGCTTGTGTACGGCCGCGCTACTTCTAATTGGAGCTGACGAGATCACGTCGTTTTCAGATAGTACGCGTGAGGCTAAACTATGTAAAGCGTTGTATGACACAACTAAGGATGGCTTGTTACAGAGCCATCCTTGGCGGTTTGCGATTAACCAAGTTGAGCTTAATAAATTAGCGGCCACTCCGCTATATGGGTTTTCTTCGGCGTTTCAGTTGCCAGCTAACTATTTACGGCTGATTAAGAAAGATCCGCCGACGTTAGATTACGAGATTCACGAGGATAAAATATACTGTAACGCAACGGCATTAAAAATCACGTATGCGTTCTCCCCGCCCGAAAATAAGTTCCCAGCGTATTTTGCCCGTGCGCTTGAGTTTGCTATGGCTCGACTATTAGCTATTTCATTGCAAGAAGACTCAGATAAAGCGGTGGTCTATGGCAATCTATTAAAACAGCAATTGATTGACGCTAAGTTAATAGATTCTCAAAATTCAGGGGGGACAGGAACAGCACCGGGAACGCAGAGCTACCTTGCGGTTAGGGGCTAATGGCGCGTAAAACAAAACTTATAGCCGCACAACGATCGTTCGTGGGGGGCGAGATTAGCCCTACGTCGATTATGGATATTCGGCGGGAGCGGTATGCAGATTCGGCTAAGCAATTGAGGAACGTGTACGTAAGCCCAGAGGGGTATGCGTTTCGACGGGAAGGGTTAGAGTATGTTGCGGCGACGACGTCGAACCAAGAAGCTCGCTTGATTAATTTTGAGTTTAATAACATTCAAACATATTTGTTGGTGTTTACTGCTGGCGAGTTTAAAGTGTATAAGGATGATGTTTTGCAAGCGACGGTTAGCAGCTCGCCGGTATCCACGTTAACGTTAGCGCAAATACAAGAGATGGATTTTACGCAATCAGCGGACACTTTAATTTTAGTGCACCCGGATGTTGCGCCGATTCAAATTCAGCGAACGTCGCACACAGCGTGGACAGCGGCTTACATTACGTTTGAGCACATTCCGGTGTATGCGTTTAATGGCGTTACCGTGACGGAGCCGGCAACCAACCATTTGACTTTAAGCTCGGTAAGTGGTCGAGACGTAACCGCAACTTCTACTCAAAATATTTTTAATGCAAATAGTGTCAATCAGTACATAATAGGTAAAAAAGGCGGCATATTGTTTATTACGCAATATGTCAGCGCAACCCAAGTTATTGGGGATGTTCACGTTGATTTTCCCGATACGTCGATTGACGCGGGCGAGTGGGAGTACGAGTCGGGGTACGAACCGGCATGGAGCGCAAGTCGGGGGTGGCCGGTTAGCTTAACTTTTTATCAATCGCGGTTGTGGTTTGGCGGAAGCAAATCGCGTCCGCAAACGCTTTGGGGATCTAAGGTTAGCTACTTTTATAACTTTGATCTTAATGGGAGTAATGCCGCCGACGCTATTGATGTGACTTTGGATAGTGACGAGCTTAATGCAATTCAGCGAGTGTACCCCGGTCGAACGTTTCAGATTTTTACTACGGCCGGGGAATACTACATACCGAACCGAGATACTGAACCAATTACGCCAGAGAACATATCGGTGTTACCTGCAACTGGCCATGGAGCTAGTGCGGTTACGCCGGTGTCGGTGGATGGCGCAACAATCTTTGTCCAAAACAACGGTCGTGTTATCCGAGAGTTTGTGTATAACGATGTGGAAAAAAGTTATAATGCGGCCAATGTGTCGATATACTCGTCGCATTTGATTAACGCGTCTCGGAGTTTGGTCGTGCGAAAAGCGACTAGTACGGTGCCTGCCGATTTTGTCTATCTGCTAAACACTGACGGGACGATTGCGGTATTTAGTGCATTGCGTTCGGTTGGGTTGGCGGCATGGAGTTTGTTTACAACTGAGGGGGAGTTTGAAGATGTCACGGTCGTTAATGAGGTTGTCTATGTCGTAGTTAAACGGACAATCAATGGGAGTACGGTACGCTATATTGAGAAGTTTAACGAAGCTGCGTATATGGACGCGTCTAAACTTTCAACTAGCGGCTCGCCTACGGATACGTGGACGGGGTATGACCATTTGGACGGCGAGACGGTCAAGGTCCGGGGAGACGATTACATTTTACAAAACGTCACGGTTGCCAGTGGTAACTTTACGAGTTCCCAAAAAGTTAGTGCGATTGAAGCCGGCATTAATTTTTCAGCCAGCATTGAGACGTTGCCCATTGACGTTGACCTTGGCGGCTATTCAATGGCTGGCCAATACCGGCGGCTAGTTAGTGCTCAAATTCGGTTGCACAATTCTAGGAACATATCTGTAAAATTTTTAAATAACACCTACGTACCGGCGTTTCGACAGTTTGGCGATTTATTAGACTCACCCATTCAAACTTTTTCTGGGTATAAAAAAGTGTATTTAAACGGTGTCGATCGAGAGCCAACTATAACTATTACCCAAACCGAACCTTTAGAATTTATTGTATTGGGGACACTAGTTGAGGTAAAATAGGAGTAATTATGGCAGTACCATTCGTAGCAATTATAGCAGCCATCTCAGCGTACTCGGTGTATAGCCAGTCGCAAGCGCAAGCAAACATGGCTCAGTTTCAAAAACGACAATCTGAATTGCAAGCAAAACAATTGGAGCTACAAGTACAGGCGGAGAGAACGCAAGCGGCGGAAGACGAGCTACAACGACAGCAACAATTGCGAGAAGTTATGTCGGCGCAACAAGCGGCGTTTGGATCGGCTGGGGTATCTGGCCGGTCATTTGAGGCGTTGCAAACCGCAGACGTTGGTAAAGTAGCGCGGGCAGACCGACTCGGCAAACTGGCTACGTCTACTCGAGAGCTTGGGTTGCGAACAAGCATTGCTCAAGAGCGGGCTCAAGCAAGGCAATATGGATATGCAGCGGGCGCAGCTCGGACTAGTGGGCTACTGGGGGCACCGTTAGCGGGCTTATCGTCGTATTACGGTATGCGAGGCGGGGCGCGGTGAGTTTATCTTCTCGAACACCGCGATATGGGGGGCAAGGCGTGTCGTTGCGTTCGGCTCCGGTTCAGGCTCCGTCGATTAATCCCGCTGGAATGGCTGGCGCAGAGCAAGCTAAACAGCGTGTACTTGGCTTGGCTAGTTCAACGCTTGTTGCGTTTCAACGTCAAAATCTTATTGCACAACAAGCCACTGACGATCTATATTATACGTCGGCGGCTTCTGGGGTTCAAACAAATGTTGCCCGAATTTTTGATGAAAACCCAAACCCAGACAAGGCCCAAGGTTTAGCAACGGCGTATGTGGACGCGCTAGTTAGCGAAGCTCCCGAGCAATACAGAGACCGGTTAGCGGTAATGAGCAACGCAATTGTTAATCAGCGGGTGGTTAAATCCCGTGAGACGTTTAGTAACAATTTACAATTAGATCAACAACAAGCAAATGAGAGCCATCATGAACAGCTTGTTGAAAATTTAAAAAATGTCGACGTGTCTACGCCAGAAGGGCAACAATTAACTGCAATTTATTTAGAGGAGCTGGAAGACAGTCGGGAACGCCGGCTACAAAGTGAGGTGTTGCGAAAGGGGTATCAAACGCCAGAGCAGGTTGCGTTACTAGATCGGAAGTATGCAGTGGAACGCACGGCAGAAATTGAGAGTATTCAGGTGTCCCAGCTTACTACGTATGCGATTGCGCAAGACAATATGATTGGCTTCATGGCGGCAGTACAAACCGGTGACACAGGCATTGAAGCGTTTGATACGTTACCCGACGACGTAAAACTCAAAGCCGCGGAAAGAGTGAAACAAGCGTTTAACACACAATTACAGGCAGAAAACTATGCGGAGAAGCAACAAGAACAGCAACGCGTGGAGCAACAGCTTGTACGTGGCGAGCAGTTGATAAGTATGGGTTCTAGCGATCCTAATTTTGGGGCAGCGGCAGAAGCGTTTGTGGCTACTGGTAAAACGTATCAGGAGCGAAAACAATTAAGAGAGTTTAGCCAAAGTCTTCAAAACCAAGCGACGGAGACGGATCCGTTACTTAAACGAAACTTGGCGCTTCGGGTTTACCAAGGCGATGGCCAAGTTGTTAAACAGGAAATTTTAAGGGGGGAGTACCCTGCGGGGCTGAG